AACCAGAGGCATGAGGGTCTTCTAATGGCGACGATCCGACAGCGCTTCGCTGGCTTTGCTCGCGCGATCAAGAACGAGGTCTTGCGCATCTCGACGCCGTGGGAGCTTGCTGAGGCGCTGCGTCGCCGCGACTTCGACGAAGACGTCGGGTTCGATGTCACGACGGACAGCGCGATGCGCTCGGCGACGGTGTACTCGTGCGTGCGCGTGCTCTCCGAAGATATTGCGGCGCTCCCGCTCAATCTCTACCGTCGGACGGAGAAGGGCCGCGAGAAGGTCACGAATCACTGGCTCGCCCAGCTCCTCCGCCGGCCGAATAACTGGCAGACGGGGTTCGAGTTCCGCGAGATGCAGCAGGCGCACATCGAACTCGCCGGCGAGTTCCTCGCGATCAAGTCGTGGGTGGGCAAAGAAGTGCGTGAGCTCTTGCCCGTCGTGCCGTCGCGCTGGCGCGTCGAGCAGCAAAACGACTGGACGCTGAAGTATAGCGTGCTCCTGCCGGGCAAGGGCGACTATACGCCCGTGCCGCTCGCCAACGTTTACCACGTGCGCGGCCTTTCACTCGACGGCGTCCGCGGCGTCTCGCCGATCGAGTACCAGCGTCGCCTCATCGGGACGTCGATCGCCCTCGCGAAGCGCACGGCGCGGATGTTCAAGAACGGCGCGCTCATCGGCGGTGTCCTCGAGCACCCGGGCGAGCTGAGCCCGGAGGCGGCGAAGCGGCTGAAGGATTCGTTCGATGAGCAATACTCGGGCGTCGACAATGCGGGCAAGACGCTCCTGCTCGAAGAAGGGGCGAAGTTCAACAAGACCGGCATGACGGCCGAGGAGGCGCAATTCCTCGACATCAACAAGTACAAGCGCAGCGAGATCTGCGGGCTCTATCGCGTGCCGCCCCATATGATCGCGGATCTCGAGCGCGCGACGTTCTCGAATATCGAGCAGCAGGCGACGGGCTATCTCGTCTTCGGGCTCGTCCCGCGTCTGCGTCGCATCGAAACACGCATGGCCGAAAGCCTGGTCTCGCTCGCCGAGCGCGACACACTCTACGTCGAGCACGACGTTGACATGTTGCAGCGCGGCGACTACAAGACCCGCATGGCCGGCTACAAGGACGCGGTGAGCACGGGCTGGATGTCGCGCAACGAAGTCCGGCAGAAGGAGAATATGAACGCGGGTCCGCCGAAGCTCGACGAATTCTTGGACCCGGCGTTTCTCACAGGCAAGCAAGACCCGCAAGACGCGCAAGACCCGAGCGCCGCGTCGGGCGGTGACGCGTAGATGGGACCTGCTCTCGTCGTTCGGCTCTCGGCGCCGAGCGCGACGCGCTCACGCGTGCGCGCGCCGTCGTGCGTCGCACGGACGCTCACCGCGCTCGAGACGCGCGCTCGCCTCCTTCCCGCCTTTACCATGAACCGCTTCTACCTCAAGCAAGGCGATACGGCGCGCTCGCTCTCCTGCGTGCTCGAGGACAACACGGGCGCCGCGCAGGATCTGACCGGCGCAACGGTGACGTTCTCGATGCGCGAGAAGGAGACGCAGGCCGTCAAGGTCGACGCGCTGGCGGCGACGGTCGTCACGGCGGGAACGGGTCTCGTGCGCTATGACTGGGCCGCGGACGACGTCGATACGCCGGGCACGTACGAGGGCGAGTTTCGCGTCACGCTCTCGAGCGGGAAGCAGATCTCGTTTCCGTCGGGCCAGGCGCCGCTCGACTACCTCCTCATCATCGTCCAGGACACCGTCTAATGCGCAACTCGATCTTCAATCGCTCGCGCGATTCGCGGCCCGATCTGCGCATCGTGCACAACGGCGGGAGCGACGAGGCGGAGGTCACGATCTACGACGAGATCGGGCCGTGGTACGGCGTGAACGCGAAAGAGTTCGTCAGCGACATCAAGGCGCTTGACGTCAAGACGATCCGCGTCCGCATCAACTCGCCGGGCGGCTCGGTCTTCGACGCGGTCGCGATTGCGAACGCGCTGCGCGAGCACAGCGCGCACGTCGTCACCCACGTCGACGGTATCGCCGCGTCGGCCGCGTCGTTCATCGCGACGGCCGGCAACGAAGTGCGGATGGCGGATAACGCGTTCATCATGGTCCACGACCCGAGCACGTTCGGATACGGGAACGCGGCCGACTTCCGCAAGCTCGCCGATACGCTCGATAAGGTCGGCGACATGATCGCGAACGAATACGTCAAGCGCACGGGCCAGACGCTCGCGACCGTCAAGCAGTGGATGAGCGACGAGACGTGGTTCAGCGCCGAGGAGGCGCAGGACGTCGGCCTCGTCGATCACGTCGACGGGACGAGCACGGTGAACAACACGTTCGACCTTAGCGTCTTCGCGCACGCGCCCGCGGCCTTGACGAAGCCGAGCGCGTCGCGCGAGAAGCGCGACCTGGAAGTCGTCCTGCGTGAGGCAGGACTCTCTCGCTCCGAAGCGAAGCGTGTCGCGGCGCTCGCGTCGGCCCCGCCCCAGCGCGACGCTGGCGACGGAAGCGAGGCTCTCGCGACGGATCTGCAGGCGCTGTTGCAGGCGTTTTCCTCTCCTACCCTCTGACGTCATCCCCATGCGAATCCTCCTCCGCAAGTTCCACGGGTATTTCGGCGCGATGATCGCCGGAAGCTCCGGGCGCCCGATCGGCCCCGCCACAGGCGGGAGCGCCGCGCCCGCGCTCGCCGTTCAGGGCTTCGGCCTCTGGTCGCTGCTCGTCGTGACGATCCTCGCGGCGCTGCTCTTCTTCGCGGCCACGCTCGGCCACGTCTCGCACGGTCACGCGCTCGCGTTCGGCATCGCGGGCACGACGACCGAGGAGATCAAGAGCACGATCGCCAGCATCAAAACCGCGTTCGAGGATTTCAAGCGCTCGAACGACGAGCGCCTCAAGGAAATCGCCGACAAGGGCCACGCCTCGGCCGACGTCGTGCAGAACGTCGAGAAGGCGAACACGGCGATCACGAACCTCACGACCGAGCTGAGCGAGCTGAAGGCTCAGCTGCGCGAGGTCGAGAACGCGAACGCACGCCTCGCCCTCGCCTCGGGCTCGATCACCGACGAAGCGCGCGAGCAGGCGCGCCAGTTCAAGGCCACGGTGACGAATACGCCGCTGCGCAAGATCACGGCGTCGAGCATCACCGAGGCCGACGTCAAGGCGATGCGCGACTACGGCGACGCGCTTGAGCACTACATGCGCAACGAGTACAAGGGCATGTCGGCCGAGATGCGCAACGCGCTCCAGACGGGCTCGGACCCGAATGGCGGGTTCGCCGTCAAGCCGGATACATCGGGCCGCATGGTGAAGTTCCTCGTCGACGAGTCGCCGATCGTCGAGTACTGCTCCCAGCAGACGATCGGGACCGACGCGCTCGAAGGCGATCTGGACATGGACGAGGACGTGACGAGCGGCTGGGTCGGCGAGACCGAGACGCGCTCGGAGACGTCGACGCCGCGCGGGCCGGGCGAGTGGCGCATCCCGATCTACGAGCAGTACGCCATGCCGAAGGCTACGCAGAAGATGCTCGACGACGCGGACCGCGATATCGAGGGCTGGCTGGAGAAGAAGGTCGGCCGGCGCTTCGGCCGCGTCATCCAGTCGGCGATTCACAGCGGCACGGGCGTCAAGCAGCTGAAGGGTTTCCTCACGTACGCGTCCGTCGGCAACAAGCCGGCCGCGACGAACCTCGCGAGCTGGCAGCGCATCGAGACGCTGAAGACCGGCGTGAACGGCGCGTTCGCCGCGTCGAGCCCGGGCGACAAGCTGATCGATCTCATCAACGCGCTGCGGCCCGAGTATCGCGCGGCGGCGAACTTCTTCATGCCGCGCCTCGTCGTCGCCGAGGTGCGCAAGCTCAAGGACGGCCAGGGCAACTACCTCTGGCAGCCGTCGTTCAACGAGCGGACCGGCGCCCAGCTCCTCGGCTACGGCATCGTCGAGGACGAGGGGCTGCCGGCGCTGACGGGCAACGACATCTCGACCGTCTTCGGCGATATGAAGTCGGCCTATCAGCTCGTCTACCACAAGACCGGCATCCGCCTCCTGCGCGACAACCTGACGCAGAAGGGCTGGATCCTGTTCTACACGACGCAGCGCGTCGGCGGCGACGTCGTCGACTTCCAGGCGCTGAAGTTCCTCACGTTCTCGACGTGATCGGACGCGATCGACTCGCCCGGCGCGCGAGCGCGCGCTGGGCTCGTCGCTCCTTCTTCCACATTAGACCGGAGCCACTCGCATGGCTGGTAATCTGAAGGACATCAAGCCGCTCGTCTATCCGGCGCAGTCGCTCGGCCCGGTGGCCGTGA